CAAGCACGAACTATACTGGTAAACGCTTAACGCGTACCGAATCCAACTAGGGGCTCGCACCCTTCCGTAAGGGAGGAGAGAGCACCACCATAGGTAAGATCGGGACTGTTCCCGGCGCTCACGAAAGTGAGTCGAACTTATAATGGAGGGCCTCTATGACTACCAAACCATCCGACGGGATTAAAATCACGTCGGGGTTGTTTGAAGAAAGTGGGCTTAGAAAACTTGGAAGTTTTCTAGTGATCAAACATGGTATCACTTCGGCGAGTGATAAGCTCCAAACCTGGAAGAGGAATCTTGAAGAAAGATCAAGGTCAAGAGGGAGATTAGAAACTGTCCAATTCGCGAAGAAGTGTTACGACATTGCATGTCGTTACGCTTCAGGAATGAGGTTTGAACCTATTCCTTTCGTAAAATCGGACAAATCTGGTTTCCCTTCTTGTCTTAAATTTCTTAAAGATCTTCTCTCAGGTTCTTTCAATGAGCGCCGTACAGCTCTTTCTATCCTACAGATCTATCAGTTAGTAACTGAGGAAGGAAACTTCCCTTCTTACGATAGTATTGTCCAATCTGGACCAATAAAACCGTCAGAAGAACGAACTGTGGAGATAGGAAAAGCTTTATCCGACTGCGCGCTCCCAAAGAACTTTAAAGCGAAGCTTATAAGTTCTTGGAAGGCGGAGCTAGACATCGCTTTCCCAAGTGATACGATAGCTTCAAGAACAAGGACGCTTCAGAAAGCATCAAAACTTCATATTAGTTCTAAAAATGGACCGAATGGTCCCGCGGTTTCTACTTCGGTAGTTGACTGGGAGGTTTTAAACCAACCAACCAACAGCGAATTGCTGAAAAGCATAAAAGAAATGGCGTTAGAAACTAAAAACGAAGTTTTAGAAGAACTTCTAGCGGTCCCTCCTGAAAATGTTACTCGATTCCGCGGTAAGAGAGAGAAATCTCACTCGCGAATCAGGGTTAAACACGAACCAGGCGGCAAAACAAGACTGTTTTGCATCGTTGACTTCTTCTCCCAATCGGCCCTTACTGGAATACATCAAGTAGCCTTTTCCTGGTTGGAAAGACAAGAACAAGATGGTACTTTCTCGCACAATAACTGTGCTAGGAAAGTAGCAAATTGGACTCGTCTCCCAAGAGGGAAAGGTCTTGATGTTTGCAGTATGGACCTTTCG